TGCCCCTTTCCAAAGGGCACTCCACGTTCTACGGAACACTCCAAGATTGAAGGAGTCTATTGCTATGCAGACTGACATCTCTGCGAAAAACGAACTCATTGGTTTTTCGCACGTCGACAATGGAGCCACCACTCCCGTGTATTGCGGAACGCATACATGGAGGAGGTTTCTCTTTTGGGGCGGAGAAGGTCATTATGGCTATCCCAATTTTCCTCCTGAGCGAGACTGTGGGGGTGCCTTTGGACTTGTGTCCAACGAAACCCACTACGGTATCATCCCAGGTTTGAAAATTAGAGCTTCGGGCCCGTACAGCAACACCCATTATTCAGGTGCTGTTGTTACTCATGCCCTTGGCTTAGGCGATGCTAGTCAGCTTGACGGCACTGCCTATGGAGCCACTGCATATAATCGAATGAAGCCTACTAAACCCAATTTTAATGGGTTTAATGCCATTTGGGAGTTGAAAGATCTCCCTGGCATGTTCGAGCAAACTTTAAGGAACTCCCCTTTGTTGGATATTTCCAACTATTGGTTAGCCCTTAAATTCGGATGGGAACCCTTGATGAGGGATATTATTTCTCTCGTCAAGACCCAGATGGACGCCCAAAAGCGTCTTGCTCAACTCATTCGAGACAATGGACGGCCGGTTCGCAGGAGAATTACTCTCGCGAATTCCGTGACACCTACGTTTACGCAAAGTGGTTCATCATATGCGGTAATTGTTGCACCGTCTATGGTAACCTACTTTTTTGCGTCAACGCCACAGTATCACGACACCTTTAGTTCAGTAGATAAGGTATGGGCTTCTGGCCAATACCGATACTGGCTTCCAGGTGGGCCGCGGGATATCAATTGGACAAATGAGATGAAGAGGCGGATTTTTGGTTTATATCCTACTCCTCGTCAGTTGTACAATAGTATCCCCTGGTCATGGCTTATTGATTGGTTCACCAACTTAGGTGATGTTTTAAATAACCTAAGTGCAGAGGTAGCAGATCGGCTCGCAGCCGATTACTTCTACGTCATGCGTGAAGTTGGAAATCAAGCGACACGTGATGTTAATGTGTCGTTCTTTGATGAACAACTACAACCTTTCAGTGTAGCCGCGACTGGTATCACGAGGTCGGTTTGCAAAACTCGACTCCGCGGTGACCCCTTCGGTCTGAATACTGCTCAAAATACTCTGAGCGGTATGCAGCTTAGTATACTTGGGGCACTAGGCATGTCTCGAGTACATTAACTGCCACCTACCTTGTACGTAAGGTTTACGTACTTTTTGTAAGTAAGTGGAGCTTCTAGTGCTTGCTGATCCTCAATCGGTTACTATCAACGCGGTGGCCGTAAGTCTCCCGCGGACCCAACAGGGCCCAACGGTGAATACGTACACGTCCGCTGATGGAAAAACCGTCATGACGACTAAGCAGAATATTACGTCTGCTCGATTTCGTCGTGAAGTCCGTCTGGCTCAGACGAAGATTGCCGCAGATCCCATCTCGGCAGTCAACAAAGAGTCAGGCTTCAGTGTGTATCTCGTCGTTGACGAGCCACGCTCTGGAGTTTTTACGGATACTGAGATCGGTTACGTGATCGATGCCTTGAAAGCTTGGTTGACTTCAACCAACTATAACAAGGTTCTCGGCGGCGAGTTTTGATTCGCGATCGGGACATCGTTTTAGCGTCCCTTTCTCTTATCGTCTCGCTGGTCTGCTTGTTTTTGATTATTAGCAGACTCTCGTAACTCCCAAGTGGAGCTAGCCTAGACGGTCTTACTTCCTACGTTTTAACGGAGGTTGTAATGAAAAGACCGACCATGCTCGTCCAGGCCATGCTGAGACAACTCAGTATGGACTTAGACTTGTCCGTAGAACGCGATCTTGTACGTGTACAAGATCGTTGTGAACACGAGGGGCTTTCGTTTTTAACGATTACCCTTCCTCAGCTTTCTGATGCTCTCGAAAGAGGCCTCGAAGCTGGGACGTTCACATGCCCTAGTGCTTTCGCACGGCATGGAAGTCTCCCCCGATTTCTCGGAGGTTTCTTCAAACGTGTGTTCAATAAGGATGGTAGGCTACTCGATGAGCCTTGTCCGTATACCATTGCTGGTATACGGCAAGTTTGTCGTTTCTTTAAGAAACTCAAACTTCCTTGTAGCGAAAAGCGTAATGCTCAAGCTATAAGACATTTCATCGAAGTAGAAGGCGAACTCCGCATGATGACCTCTCAAGTAGAGAGAAAGGATGATATCCTTGACAAGATTTCTGGAATCCTATGGTCTCAGGTTTTTCCTGAGCTTAGTTACCTTGATCTTGTTTGTCATCACGGCCCTGGTGTCACTGCTGATCGTTATGCCTCTAATCAGAGGCATCGTATCGTCAAGTGGAACCATAGATCGGAGCATACCTTCCCTTCCGACTTACACTGCTATCCCAATTACGGGATCGCCGCTGAAGCCGGAGGAAAAGGGGAAGGTAGCGTTTGTGGCCCCGGTGTCGAATATCTCGAATTAAAGGAAGAAATTCCTGTTCGAGTAGTATTCGTACCGAAGACCCAAACGACGCCACGAGTCATAGCGATTGAGCCTTCACACGTACAGTATATGCAACAGTCTATTAAGGACCATTGCTATACTACGTTGGAAACTCACGCACTGACCAGACATTCTATACGGTTTACCCGTCAAGATGTCAATCAGAGACTCGCCTACAAAGCAAGTAAAGATAGACGACTAGCTACGCTAGACCTGAAAGATGCTTCTGACCGAGTGCACTTGCACTTAGTTCAGCGCATCTTTAAGAACTCAGGGCTACTCGAATTCCTCGAGGATGCTCGTTCTTTACATGCTATACTACCCAACGGTACGAACATAGTTCTGTTCAAATATGCTTCTATGGGCTCAGCTTTATGCTTTCCCGTAGAATCAATGGTGTTTTACACCTTGATACAGAGTGCTATGCACATACTTGATGGGGGGCGTCCGAGTTCTCGATCTATTCGCCGTTATAGCGAACTGATCGATATCTACGGAGACGATATTATCGTTCCTGTAGAGTACGCGGACTTTGTCGTGAAGTACCTTGAGAGCTACGCTCTTAAGGTTAATGTCAACAAGTCGTTTAAGGCAAGTGCCTTTCGCGAATCTTGTGGTGCAGATTTCTTCAATGGCGTGCCGGTTAATCCGGTTTATGCCAGAGAAGTTCCGCATGACTCTTCACGACGCTGGAATGCATCATCAATCATGTCCTGGAACGCTACTGCCGACCTCTTTTATATGAGAGGACAGTGGTATATGGCCCAGTTCGTGAGAGATATGCTTCATCAAGTGGTGAAACGTACCATCCCTAGAGCAAGAAAACCTGGCTCTGGGCTATCTCACTTCAGTTTCCTATTTGATACTCATTGTCATTATGACCGTGAGCTTCAAACTTGGAAGCAGAAGAGGATAGTGTTCAGTCCAGTCAAAAGAAAGGACCAAATAGATGGAGACGAAATCGCCTGCCTCAACAAATGGGGCATTTCTACTTACCGACGTGAAGCCAACGGAAACGAAGGCTTTCACGCTACGATCGAACGTAAACCTTTCTGGGTTTACCTCAATGGTAGTCAATACTCGATTCGAAATGATCGAGCTGATCTGGGAAGTGGAAACATCCCGGTTGACGCATCCGTCTGTGACAGCGGGCTATGCAACCTTCAAGACAGATTGTGCAATGATCGGGATTCCACCCGTATCATTCACGACTTGGCTGAAGGCAGCAATGTCAGCAGTACAGACAGCACTGATGGAGGAAACTCACCAGACCAACGGAGCTTCAATAGCTTCGTAGAGGAATGGTGGCCAGATCCACTAAGTCATCTCACTGACGACAAAGTGGAGCTGGATTTCCTATCCAGTGTGAAGCGCGGTGGCTTCAAGTCGAAACACCGATGGGTTACCCTTAACGGGTAACGGGC